CGAGCTGAAATGGTTGCGGGTTCGGAAACACAAATGGGGCATAAACCCAATGCCACAGAGCTTTGTGACATCTTTGTAAAATCGACACTAACCCTTTTTCACCCTTCACATTTCCAGTGGTGCTTGATCTGGAAACACTTGAAACAATCAGAACCGCCATTCCGTTTTCCGTCCGCGACCGATTCCCCTCGTAGCAGATGCCAACCCCCTTCCCCAAGACCGTGGCAGTCACCAGTGGCGGCACGTTGGTCAACGAGGTCATCTACCCGCACCCCTGCATCGTGCACCGGGTGCATGTGGCCCACAACTCCGGGAGCGCGACGTGGGTTCAGGTCCATGACGCCAGCTCCCCGCCGGCGAACGGGGCGGTACCCATCATCACGCACAGCGTCACGGCGAACGAGGATGCGACCATCGAGGGTGGTGGCGGACCTTTCCGGTTCATGAACGGGATCTACGTGTGCGAGTCGAGCACCATCGTACCGAAGACCCTCGTGGTCACGCCGCACCTTTTCGTGACCCTCATCATCGAGGAGATGACCTGGGAGGACGACCAATGAGCGAAGGCGGGAAGAAGAAGAGCCTGCAGCAGCGCGTCCTAGAGAAGGCCGTGGGCGTCCACCCTGACGAGGGGCGCATGATGCGCGACCACATCCCGATGGGCAAGATCGGGACCGAGGTCTCCCAGGACTACGCCCGCCAGTCGATCACCGCCGACTACGACCGCGCGCTGGAAGCCAGCATCGAAGCGGACAAGTACGGGCGGCGCACCTTCCCGTCCGCCCTCAACGTAGGTGGGGCCACCCCTATGTACCGGGGCACGCAGGAGCGCGCCAACAGGATACGGCGACAGCACATCGCCAAGATGCAACCCTTCTACACTGACCCGGGCTCCGGGGAAGTGGACTACAACCAACCCATGCACCCGTACGTCTTCGCCTCCGACAGCGGCATGGACCGCATGGACAAGGCCACCTGGCCCGCGTACCGGCTCCTCGATCCGATCGGGGAGCTGCAGGAGCCGGGTACGGGCATCAAGGAACAGATCCGGGAGAAGGTCAAGAAGAGCGCGTGGCTCTGGGACATGCTCCAGAAGGTAGTCAAGAAGTAGCGAACAGACCCTCCGCCTCCGAGCGGGGGAGAAAGGGCCGTAGCGATGGCCAGAACAGTACCAGGCCGCCGAGTGGTGGTGGCAGAGCAGATCCTGAAAGACACCGTCGAGACCGTGAACGCGGGGGACTTCGATCGCCCGGAGCCAGCGACCAGACCTTCGGTCGGGGAGCGGCGACGCCTCAGCTACAAGGAGCGCCTTGAGCGCCGGCTTGAGATGGCGGACATGGCCCTGGAGAAGTACGAGGACCGCCTGAGCAAGGGCGAGCACCTCGAACCCGAGGAGGAGCGCCTGTTCCTCGCGCACCAGGACTCGATCCGCAAGCTGGAGAGCACCCTCTTCCAGCTCGAAGCGAAGGACAAGGGCGGCGACAACAAGACCGAGACCGAGCTTGCGCTCGACCTGATTGACGCGGGGTGGACGTTCGAGGACGCCTGCCGCGCTTTCCAACACAACCCCCAGCTACCAGTGAAACTGCAAGAGGCCCTCGATGAGCGAGAATAGCAACATCCGTCCCTTCACGTGGGCGGACCGTAAGTACGTGATCCAGGCATGGCTGTACGACTACCAAGAGTCGCCGGCGATGCAGTTCCCCGGCGTCGTCAACGACGACTACTTCGGCTACGAGCACGACAACATCGCCATGCTCCTGGAGCGCAGCTCCAAGGCGGGTGCGGCGTACATGCTCTGCGAACCCGGTCAGAACCACCTTTTCCGTGGGTTCCTCATCGCGGACCCCTTCGAGAACCTCCCGTGCGTCCACTTCCTCAAGGTGAAGAAGGGCGCGCAGAAGCAGGGGGTCGCCACCGCCCTCCTGGAGCGCTTCTTCTCGGACTTCGGCTACACCAAGGGCCAGAACATGGTCTACACGTACGGCACGAAGGACATGAAGAAGCCCTGGCTCCGCCGGTCCATGAAGGACTGGAGCATGGTGTTCCTGCCGTGGTTGGTTGGGGACATCAAGGCTGAGGCCACTCGTGACCCCGAATAGGTTCGCCCCCAACGAGATGGCCCCAAAGGTCCGCGAGGCCCTGGAGCAGGCGGCGAAGCGAGGATCGCGAGTCGCCAAGCTCGACTGGGAGACCCTCATGTTCGGGCCGCAGAAGGACTTCATCCAGGACCAGTCGCGTCTGAAGGTCGCGTGCTGTTCCCGTCGAGCGGGGAAGTCCCACGGTGTCGCGCTGGCGCTCCTGAAGGCAGGCTTCGAGCACCCGGGGAGCTTCCCGATCTACATGAATATGAATAGGTCGAGCGCCAAGGTAATCATCTGGCCGGCGCTGCGAGACATCGACCGCAAGCTCGGGCTCGGGCTGCGGTTCGACAACGTCACCTCCAACATCAAGCTCCCCAACGACAGCGTGATCCAGGTGTACGGCGTCGGCTCACGCCGCGAGATGGACAAGTCCCGCGGCGGTAAGCCCCCGGCGGTCTGCCTCGACGAGGCGCAGAACATGGGCCAGGACATGCTGTACCTGATCAACGAGATTCTGCTCCCGTCCACGGCTGACTACCAGGCACCGATCATGGTCACGGGAACGCCATCCAACAACCGGCACAGCCCGTTCTACAAGATCGCGAACGGCATGCAGCTCTCCGAGAAGTCGAGCCTCGGCTGGTCCGTCCACCACTGGACGATGGCGGACAACCCCTTCATCCCCGATCCGGCTGGTGAGCTGGAGCTGGCGCTCGCAGCCAACGGCTGGACGCGCAACACGCCCGCCTTCCGCCGCGAGTTCCTGGGGGAGTGGGTCTTCGACACGCACCGCGGGTGCTTCGACTACCGCGACGCGATGGTCGTCGACAGGTTCCCAGAGGAGCTAGCCACCGACTGGCGGTACATCATCGGCGTCGACCTCGGGACAGAAGACCCGTGCGCCTTTACAGTACTCGCGTACTCGCGCAGCATCGGCAGGACTTATGTTCTGGAGAGCTACCGTGAGCCGGAACTGACCGTTCTCGCAGCCGGCACCGAAATAGAGCGCCTCATGCACCGATTCCCGAACTACAGTCACATCGTGGTGGACAGCGGGGGCCAGGGGGCGGCGTTCGTCAAGCAGTGGAAGTCGACGCACCCACATATTCCGGCACGACCAGTGAAGAAGGGATTCGACTCCGTCGACATGGGTGTGAGCATCATAAACGCTGATATCCGGGCAGGTAAGCTCTTCTTCGTTGAGCAGGGTTGCATCGACGTACTCGCCGAGATGGCCGAGCTTCAGTGGGACGAGAAGTCGCTGCAGGTCGGAAAGCGTATCATCAAACGCGGTTGGGACGACCACGCGACAGATAGTCTCCGCTACGCCTATACGAAGGTGCGAACGCACGACAATAGTGGTTTCGTCGTTGACGATCGTCCAACGAGCGACCGAGAGCGGATGGACCGGATCCACGCCCAGCTCAAGCAACGCGAACTCTCGCGGAACCCTCGGCACGAGGAGCCCCTGTGGGTGAAGGCCGGGAAGTGGAAGCGGCCAGGGCGTCGCGGGTTCTGACCAGGGCTTGAAGGGCCTTCAGGGCGTCGACTTCGACTCGACGGGGAACGCGTGTTCCGTTGGTGTACTTGGCCGCGCGTCGTACGATGGCCCATTCTTCGCTCGTCAGGTTCATGATCCTCGCTCGCAGAAAAGAAAAGCGGCGCGGGGGGTGCCTGTCCCGGACACCCCCCTCTATGGCCGCCGACCCCACTGTCAGGACGTCGTGCCTGGGGGATCTATCCCGTAGGTGGAATGGTTCCGCCAACGAGACATGCCCCCATTATAGTCGACTTTCCGGCCCCTGTCAAGCCCGCCGCAACCACTTATCCTCTTCCCTAGATGGCAACTGACGTACTCCTTGAGTCTGGTTCTCCGTGGTGGGAGGAGAAAACCAAGACAAAGGCCCTCGCCCCCCTCCTGGCGATCTATAAGTACTTCGTGAAGGAGGACGCCCCCCGGCTCCAGGCGTACAACGCCTACTCCCAGCTCTACCTGAACCGAAACATCGCCAACAACGATTACCTCGCCAACTACTCCGCCGCGTGGAAGGTTGAGGACGAGGAGGCCGCCTACTCGCGCGTTCCCGTGAACCTCGCCAAGGTCATGGTCGACAGCGCGCACGCGAAGGTCACCCGCCAGAACCCTCGCCCCGTCTTCGTGACGAAGGGCGGGAACTTCACTCTGCAGAAGAAGGCCAAGCAGATGCAGAAGTGGGTCGAGTTCTGCGAGCATCTCGGCGACGTGCGCCCCACCAAGCGCTCCGCCGCGCTCGACGGCTTCATCTACGGCACCGGCTTCGTCAAGACCGCCCCCCACCCCGTGGTCGACGAGGTCGAGAACGATCGAGTCCACCCCGCGGACGTCTTCGTGGACCCCGTCGAGGCGTCCAGCAACGGCAAGCCCACCCACCTTTACCAGCGCGCCTTCGTCAGTCGGTCGCGTCTGGCTGCCATGTACCCGAAGCACAAGGAAGCAATCCGAACCGCTGGGCGCATCTCGGACGATCCGTACGTCTGGCACCGTCAGAGGCACACCCTCCAGAACATGGTGGAGGTGATCGAAGCGTGGCGTCTCCCCTCGTTCAAGGGAGCAGGGGACGGGAAGCACGCGATCGCTGTCGACGGCGCGGTGCTTGAGCTTGGCGAGTGGGAGTCCACCTCCTTCCCGTTCAGCTCGTACCGCTGGAAAGAAGATCCCACCATCGGCTTCTGGGGCATCAGCCTCATCGAGGAGCTGATCGGTCTGCACTTCGACTTCAACCACACCATCAGAAACGTCGAAGAGTGCATCGACAACATGCCCACGCCGTTCATCCTCATCCCCGAGGGTGGCAACGTCAGCGAGGGCAAGCTGGGCAACGTCAACGGCATTGTCATCAACTACGCCGACCGCGCGCCTACGTTCGAGCTGCCCCCGAGCGTGCCGCCCGACGTCGTCCAGTACGCGGGTACGATCTGGGAGAAGGCTCTCCAGGTTTCCCGCCTCCTCAGCCTCTCCATGCCGGAGAGTACTGGCGGGCAGTTTGAGACCGGGCAGGCCGTACGCGACTACAACGACATCCAGGCGACGGAGCTGGCACCCCAGTACGAGGAGTTCGAGCGCTTCAACGTCAAGGTGTACGAAGCGCAGGTTCGGTCAGGCCGGGCCATCTACAAGCGCAACCCGAGCTTCACCGTCGTGATGCGCCAGGACAAGTACACGATCGAGGACATCGACTGGAAGGACATCGACGACCCGCGCGAAGACAGCTTCGTGATCCAGGTCTTCCCGGCCAGCATGCTCTCGCAGAGCCCCGCGGGCAAGAAGAGCGACGTGCTCGACTTCTTCAACGCCGGGTGGCTCGACGCTGGCGAGGCGATGGCGCTCCTCGACTTCCCCGACCTCGACCAGTTCAAGAACTACCGCAACGCCGCGCGTGATAACGTGAAGCGCATCCTGGAGCAGATGCTCGACGAGGGTGAGTACGAAGCGCCGGAGCCGACGCTCGACCTTCGCCTCTCCATGAAGATGACGCAGATGTTCATCAACCGCGCGCAGGTGATGAAGGTGCCCGAGGAGCGCATCACGCTCCTGCGACGCTTCATGCGTCAGCTCAAGAGCATGAACGACCAAGCGGAAGAAGCAACTCTCTTGCGGAGCCAGGGCATGGGGCTCGGACCCGCAGGCGGGCCACCGGCAGTATCGCCGGATGGTTCATCTCCTACAGCGATTTAGGTAGATCATGAGCGACCAAGCACCAGCAGAACAAGCACCAGCCAGCCGCGCAGAGGCGGTTGAAGCCGCATGGGCGGCAGCGAACCCAGCACCCGAACCCGAGGCGGCAGAAGCTGCACCGGCGGCGGAGGCACCGGCGGTCACCGCCGAAAACCTCGAAGAGAAGCCCGAGCGACAGAGTGTTGCCGGCTCAATCCGAGAGTTCATCCGCGCGCAGGCGAAGCCTGTCGCGAAAGAGCCGACCGGCCTTGAGGCCGAGGTTCAGCAACTCCGCGCAGCGCTCGACGACTTGCGCGGGAAGGGAACGCCCGAGCTTTCCCGTGAGGAGCAACTGCTCCAGAAGTTCGACGAGCTACAGGCGCAGCAAGCGGCGCAGCTCGAAGCGGACGCGGCTGCGAAGGAACAAGAAGCCTTCCAGCAACAGGTGGCGGCACTCCGCGCAGGCGCGCTGGAGAACATCAACGCTGTCGCCGAGACAGAGTACCCCGGCCTCGCGGCCTTGGAGCAGCAGGAGACTGTAGTCAACGCGCTGTTCCAAAGGCTCGAAGAGGGCGTGGAAACGAGTGAAGATGAGATCGCGAGCGAAGTGGAGTCAGGACTGCGCGAGGTTTACACCAAGCTGCATGCCGTGTACGGCTCCCAAACTAGTGAAGCACCAGCGGCGGCGAGCGAACGCCAACAGACCCTAAGCCCGACTCTTTCCGGGAGCGATGCAGAACCCGACCTGTCCACGATGACGCGTCAGGAGAAGATCGACTACCTGTGGAAGAAGTCGAAAACCTCATAACACCAACCCCAACAGGATCAAACAATGGCTTTCACCGCCACTACGTCCACCAACTACACGGACTTCCTGAAGGAGCTGTACCGAGGGTCGACTGTCGCTGACTTGTGCTTCGACACGAACGCTCTCTTCGCTCTCCTCAAGAAGAACTCGAACACCGGTGGTCAGAAATACATCAAACCCATCAAGTACAGCTTCCCGAACGGTCGCGGCGCAACCTACGCCACGGCTCGTGCAAACGTGTCGGCTCCCGACCGCGAGCGCTGGGAAATGGACTGGACCAACCACTACGTCATCTGCGGCGTGGACAACAAGGCTCTTGAGCTAGCCGCCGGCGCAGGCCGCGACGGTGCGTTCAAGGATCTCCTCGTCGACGAAGTTGACGGCGGCCACATGGCCTTCGGTAACGACGTCGAGGTCGAGTTGCACCAGGACGGCACGGGAACCCGTGGTGTCGCCACCGAGGCTTTCGGTGCGACCAAGGCGGGACACGTCGGTGTCGGCGCTGGTCAGGCTGTGAACTTCGACGTCGGCATGACGGTTGTTCACCTCAACGCTTCGGACGCCCTGCTTGACGCAGGCGAAGAGGCGATCGTGACCGAGGTTGACTTCGCGAACGACCTGATCGGTCTGGACGCGGACTTCACCACGGTGCTTGCCGCGGGTCAGAAGCTCGTCCTTTCCGGCGACCAGAACGCCAAGGCCAAGGGTCTCAAGGCGTGGCTCCCGGGCTCGGGCGTCGGCGCGGCTGCCTTCAACGGCATCAACCGAACGGTCAACCCCGCTCGCCTCGCTGGCGTCGACGGTGTGAAGGGCACGCTCTCGGGCATGCTCATCACCGACGCGCTCGTGCAAACGACCTCGCAGATCATCCGTCAGGGTGGTCGCCCGAACCTTGCTCTCGTGAGCGCCGGCGACTGGGCCGACCTCGCACTTGAGACTGAGGTTCGTGGTCGGTACGCCAAGGTGTCCGCGACCAGCGGCACGGTGTCCTTCTCGGGCATCGAGGTTGCGACCGGCGCAGGGACCGTCCCGGCCATCGCTGACCGTCACACCGAAGACGACCAGGCGTTCATTCTTGACACGCGCAAGATCGAGGTGTACTCCACCAACGCTCTTCCGTCCTTGTTCAACCGCGATGGTAGCTTCTACCACCGTGAGCTGACCGCTGACGAGATCAGCTTCTACCTCTACGGGTTCTACGGCCTCTCCATCCAGGAGCCGGGTCGCTGCTCGTGGATCCAAGACCTCTACTAAGCTGCTTGAGGCCCCCCTCTTCGGAGGGGGGTTCTCCCCTTTTCTCGGAGTATCATGGCCACCAACGTAACGCTCACTGACTTGACCACGCACGTGCGGGAACGCTCGAACATGGAGCGCTCGCAGTTCGTCACGGACGACGAGATCAAGCACTACATCAACGACGAGATCTTCGATCTCTACGCGAAGATGGTGAACGTGGACGACGGCAAGCTCTTCGCTACCATGTCTCCGACGCTGGTACAGATCGGCAACAACGCCTACCAGCTCCCCAATGACTTCATGCGAGTCGTGGACGTGAACATCCACACGGGCTCGCGCTGGGTTCCTGCCTACGAGGCGGACGCGCAGGACTACCTGCAACTACTCACCCAGCAGTACGCCGGCGACTACGGCGTGCAGTACTACCTCCAGCTCAACATGACCGCTGGCCGGTACGAGCTTTTCCTCTTCCCGTCCAAGGCCGTCGCGGACATCGGGGTCCGGTACATTCCCGAGGCTCCCCGTCTCACGCTCGGCACGGACACTCTGAAGTGGCCCAGCAACTGGCACGAGGCTGTCGTCCTCGGCGCTGCGATCAAGTGCCTTGAGAAGGAAGAGAGCGAAGCCGCGCACCTTCACGTCGCGAAGGACAAGGCTGTCGCCCGAGTGCTCAAGGACGTTCGATCACAAGCAGTCTCCGAGGTGAAGACGCTGCGCCAGCTCGCGGGTCGTAACCGCCGCCGCGCCCGTCGGCCTTGGGGCTACTGATGGCGGACTTCACCAAGCTCGGCTTTGATCGACTGACCGGGAACATCTCCCGCGCGATCAACAAGTCGAACGGTCGCCTCGCCACCGGGGACATCACCAAGGGTGAGGTCGTCACGGTCGCGATCACGAGCGGGAACAGCGCGAGCACGACCGTCAAGCCGCGGCGTGTTGGCGCGATGCCTCTTGAGATTCGCACTGACGGTGCGGGCGCGATGGGCGAGTACATCTGGCAGATCGACGGCACCGTGCTCACCGTGTTCAAGAACGGTGGGGGGGCGGACGCAACTTTCACGTTCTGGGTATTCTAATGGCACTGAAGCGCGCAACCAAGTCGATCCCCCTCACCGGCGGTACCACCGAGGAAGCGCAGGACTTCGTCCTGGAGCCGGCGGGTATGGCGTTCGTGAAGAACGGGCGCTACCCTGCGACCGACCGATGCGTCAAGGCGCGCAGCTTCGAGGACGGCAAAGTCACCGGCTACTCGAACTACACGCAGGACGTGTACGGCTCGTGGGGCTTCGGCAACAAGCTCGCGCTCATCGGAAACAACGAGGTGTGCTACTCGCGTGACGGCGGGAACTCGTGGAAGACCGAGTTCCAGAAGACGGACCTCCTCGGCATCCAGCGCGTCCTCAGCACTGCAGAGCAGAGCGGCGGCAACTCCTTCTCGTGGGCTCCGGTGGCGAGCTACACCAGCGGCTCCCCCAACACGTACCCGGTGCAGGGCTACGCGGTCGCGTTCGAGCGCGTCGTACACGACAGCGGGAACATCACCAACACGCGCGACGTCGTCATCCAGGCGTACGACAGCGACGGCATGCTCCTCGAAGAGATGGTGCTGACCAACTGCAACGCCCCCAACGTCAAGCCGGCGGACGGCTTCGCGCTCGTGTGGTACACGACCACCGGCGGCATCCTCAAGTGCCGCGCGGTCACGCACAGCTCCGGCGACCTCATCATCGGAAGTAGTGAAACCCTCAGCTCCTCGGAGGGCATCCAGCAGTTCTGCCAGCTCTTCGACACTACGGCGGAGCAGTGGTTCCTCGGGCTCGTCGGTCAGAACTTCGGCGACATGCGCCTCGGCTACTCGTTCGACTTGCACTACAACAACGGAGCGCTCGTCGCGTTCAACCGCAAGGAGTCGCTGTACGGAGTGGTCGCGTGGAAAGAGGACAACGGCACGGGCCGCATCCGCGCACACCGCACCCTTTCCGGTGCCTACACGGACAACTACTACACGGTCGTGACGGACACCGCGGCGTGGGCACACCAAGTGCTCGACGTGTGCGAGAACGACTCGTACGTCTACGTGCTCTACACGCGCAACAACAAGACGACCGGACTCTCCGAGCTGCGCTGCTGGCAGGCGACCCTCGCGTCCTTCGGCGCAGGCCCCATCTCCACGTACGACCTCGCGATCGAGACGTTGCAGGGCGGCATGTACATCAACGGCTCCGTGCGACCGGACAGCACCACCGACAAGGTGTGGATCGCCACGACTCGCGCACAGGGCAACCCGAAGACGGAGATGTACACCACCGCCGGCGGACACCGCATCGACTGGTACCGCTTCCCGTCCGGGCTTTGGTCTGGCGCTACCACCTCGGACCGCAACAGCTCCCTCTACTCGCACCGCCTCACGTCAGGCATCGCCATCGACAAGGATGGCGACGCGCACTTCTGCGCGCAGCAGTGGGACAACTGGAACCCCGACGACTCCGGCCAGGGCGGCGGTGGAGACCCGAACCTCGCGGGCGTCACCCCGACGCACAAGAAGCCCGTCACCACGCTCCTCATCCGACCGTACTACGACGCGAACAACTACAACGTGCCGATGGCGTCCTTCGACGCCGGCCAGTCCAAGGCATGCCTCCCCGGGCTCGACGAGCAGAACATCCAGAAGAACGGAGACCTCTACTACTTCGGCAACGGCGGCGTAGGCACCGACGACTACAACCAGTTCTGGTACGGCAACCGCGTGCTCCTCACCGCGACGGACGACTACTTCTTCCTCGACACGACCGCGGCCCCCGCCTTCGTCTCGACTGTCGACCCGAAGAGCGACGCACGCGCGTCCCTGCTCGCGGGCTCGGCACGCTTCGCGATCTACCACCTCAACTCGAATATCAAGGTGCACTCTGCGAAGTTCCCGGACGGCATGCTGCTCGGCACCTCCGCACCCTCGTGGTACGACGGCTCGACGTACGTCATGGAGGCGCACCCCTTCGACTCCCCGGAGATCGTCGGCGCAGTCGAGAAGTCAGGCGACGGCGTCACGCACATCGCGTACCAAGACCTCGGACTCACAGCCGACACCGGCAAAGTCGTGCAGGCGGTCATCGGCTTCTACGACGCGAACGGTCGCGTGCACCGCAGCGCCCCGAGCGCCGAAGTGTGGATCGGTAGGCTGGAGGCTGCCGACACCGTCGGCACCACCGCGCTCACGCTCTACGTCACGCCGCCCCTCACCATGAACCGGCTCGGCGACAAGTACTTTCTCGAAATCTACGAGTCGTGGAGCGGTGAGGCACCGCAGCTCGCGGCGACCCGCCCCCTTCCCGCCAACGGCTACGATGGGAACACCAAGCTCTCGATCAGCTACGCGACGAACATGAACCCGACCGCAGGCGCGAGCACGGAGCAGGACATCGTCGACTACCGCGCGTCCAAGATCCTCTACACGGACGGGAACGTCCTCGCGGCTGACCCGTGGCCCAACTTCGACTTCATCGTCAAGAGCGGGCGTCGGCTCTTCGCGCACAGCATCTCCGACCCCAACACGATCTACTACTCCAAGACCTTCGAGCAGAACGTCGCACCGGAGTTCAGCGCGTCCCTCACCGTGTCGCTCGGCAACGAGATCATCACGGCGATGGGCACGATCGACGACAAGGTCATCCTCTTCACGGAGGAGGGGTGCTGGGTGATGCACGGCGTCGGCCCGGACAACACCGGCGCGAACGGCGACTTCTTCGTCGACAAGCTCCCCTTCGCTGTCGGCTGCACGGACCAAGACTCTGTCCTCACGTACGAGGACGGCATCGCGTTCTACTCCAGCTCGACGCAGGAGTTCCACACCATCACGCGCGACCTCCTCGTCGTCGACATCGGCGAGGCGATCAAGGAGATGAGCGCGGGCATCGACGACATCCGCGCAGCGGCTGTGTTCCCGCTCGAACACGAGGTTCGGTTCTACTGCGACTACACGCAGCCGACCACGGAGGTCGCCGACAGCCACCCGACCGGCACCCCCTTCCAGCCGCCGCGTGCGTACCTGACGAAGAACCAGCCGGGCACGAACAACACAGTGCTCTTCGCGTACAGCTTCAAGTACCAGAAGTGGAGCATCCGCACCTTCGACGTCGCGGTGGGCAACGGTATCGCCGGCAACGGCGTGATCAACTACGGCAGGAACCGCTTCGGCATCATCTCCGACTCGTACGTGTTCCGCGAGGAGATCGACGGCGAGTACCGGTACAGCGACAAGATGTACTGGGAGACCCCGGACATCAAGGTCAACCAGCTCCAGGACTTCGGGCGCTTCTACCAGGCGACCATCCTCGGGAAGTACCTCTCCTCCTGGTCCGACACGGGCTCGGGGGTCGAGGCGGGCGACCTCCAGGTCGTGGTTCGCTACGACTACGAAGGCCCCGACGCCACTGTGGACACCCACCTTTTCCGGGCCAACGTGGACTTTGACCCCGCGGACGGCCAGGCGCTCCAGCTCGAAGTACCTATCGTGCACCAGAAGTGCCAGTCGGTGCGGTTCGAGATCACCGAGGTCGCGACGACCGGGGTGGAGGTTTTCGAGCCCACTTACACTACGGGACAGGGATTCGAGCTTGTCGCGATTGATCTACACTACGGGGCCAAGGGCGGCAGCAAGCGGCTCCCAGCAGGGCGGAGGCGATAGTGGCTGAACCAGGGCAAGGCGCGCAGGTAGCGGCACAGTCGCTCTTCACGGCGGCGTCGGCGGCAAACGCCATTCCCGTGGCCGGTCAGTTCGTGTCAGCGGGTCTCGCCATCGCGGGGCTCTTCACCAAGATCTTCGGCGGACGCCGCCGGAAGAAGAAAGCGGAGAGGGCGGAAAAGGAACGGCAGCGCCAGGACGCGAACAAGCAGAACTTCGCCGGGGGACAGTCCTCGGCTGCGGGCGGTGTCGGCATCGGCTCGGGTCAGCAGGTCGGATCGACCGCGCCTGTGCACCAAGCCAGCACGCCCGCCTTCAACAGCTACGGCGGCGGTAACGCCCCGACCGTCCAGCCTGTCCAGCAGGTCGTCAACTCGTACACCGGAATGAACAAATGATCGACATCGGTTCCCTAGTCTCCTCCATCGTTGGCCTCGGGGCCAAGACCGCCGGTGCCATCCCCGGTATGAAGAAGCCCAAGCGCCCCAACACGGCGCGAGAGGTCGCGAAGACCGCAGGCTCGCAGTTTGGCAAGGCAGTCGGCGCTGCGCAGTCAGGACACGGTGCTTCCCGCGGGCTCGCTCTGCGCGAAGGGCTCCGTCAGGGCATGCAGGCGGTCGGCAAGACCTCCCAGGCTGTCGGTGCGGCAGCGCAAGCTGACGAGCAGGAGTTCCAGCGCCGCACTGAGCTGCGCAACCAGAACATCGCCAACTTCACCGGAGACCTCGCGAAGGGGTTCGGGGACATGGCGGCTGCGCAGATCGGGCCGAAGGGTGCGGACGCGCCAGGCACGGCAGCGGTCGGCATGAAGAGCGGGAAGGGTACCGCGCTGGAGCAGGCGAAGCAGACGCTCCCCGGCGCAGAGCCAGACCAGGCGAGCGTGCTCGACAGTGGCGACCTCGGAGTCGGCGCGGAAGACATCCTGGCCGACATCAAAATGGCCCAGGAGAAGTCGGCGCTCGGCGCGGAGATGGACGACCCTGCCATCGTCGGCCCCACCGCCGCGTTCCAACAGAACCCGACCACGAAGCTGATCGAGTCGGCACCGCCCCGCGTGATGCCCGAGATCGAGCAGGCGCTGGCGGACAAGCTACACATGAAGGAGCTGGCGCTCGCGGAGGCGGAACGCCTCGGGCTCGGCCTCGACGTGATCATCCCCCGCATAAACCGACGCCTTGGGCTCCGCCCGGGACAGTCGAGCGCGAACCCGTTCGGCGTGACGCTACAGACGCCCGATGAAGGAGCCGAGTAATGGCTGAAGTCCCCGTCCCTGAGCTACCGACCTTCGAGAGCGGTGCGCCCTCCCTGAACCGGGCGAAGAGCGGCCACGCCGGCGAGCGCAACCGGCAGCGCGTGCTGACCGAAGGCGAAGTCCCCCAGGCGACCGAAGAGACCGAGAAGGCTGGGGCGGGCGGAGAGAAGGCCGCGCGCTCCCAGAAGGTCGTCGACGGCAAGCGCCCCGACGTTCCCGGCCCCGGCAAGGCGGCGAAGACCCCGTGGACCGCGACCGCCACCATCGAAGGCGGCGTGTCCCCCGACGTGGCCTACGGCATCGCCGCACGCGAGCGACGCATCCACGAAGCGAACACCCTCCAACACCTCACCGACCTGCGAGCCTCCGGCGCGACCGAAGAGCAGATGATGGCGTGGGCGGAGATCAACGACAAGGACGCCGAGACGGCGCAGATGGTTGCCTCGGAGCACTTCCCGCGCATGCGCGACAAGGTCCGTGCCCTGCAGCAGGACGTGGACGACGCGCGCTCCCTGAAGGTCGACCCGTACCACTGGCACAAGAGCATCGGGCGTGGTGGCCGAGTGGCCGCTGCCTTCGCAGCGCTGACCGGTGGGTTCGCCGCCGGGAAGAACAACCCCAACTCCGCCGTCAAGATGATGCAGACGGCGATCGAGCAGGACATTTCCGCCCAGGAGCAGGACATCCGCAACACCTTCGAGGCGCTGAAGACGCAGAAGGGTCTCCTCACGGACGAGCGCATCCTCTTCGAGGAGCAGATGAACGCCATGAACAAGATCCGCGCGACCAAGTACGCGGCGATCGTCGGGCGCATCCAGGCCGCCAAGCAACACGCTGTCACCGAGGCGCACCACCTCGCGCTGCAGACCGCGGAGGACCACTTCGAGGTCAAGATGCTGCAGGCCATCGCGGCGGCGCAGAAGGAAGTCCTCCGGCTGGAGCTGGACGGCCCCCTCCGCAACGCGGCGCAGCTCGCGGCGTACAAGGAGCAGATCGCGAACTTCCGCGGCCAGGTGGCGGCAGGCCCCGCCGGCGGAATCACTGTACCCACAGAGCAAGTTTCCACCCTCACGGGAGATACGGTCGGGCAGCGGCCAGAAGCGACGATCCAAATGGGCGCTGCGCCGTCCAGGGCGGCCTCTGTCGCCGCTCGGGGTTCCCGTCCGACTCGTCCATCCTCCAAGGCCCGTCCCTCCCAGGAGACGGCGGCTCCTGCGATCCCCGAGGGCGCTGTGGCCCAGGACGCGGAGGGTCGATACCTCGACGCCAGCGGAGCGGTCGTCCAAGCGGGCACCAAGCCGGCCAAGAAGAAGGCCAAGGCCCCGAAACGTATCAGCCAGACGGCGGTCACGGACCCGGACATCCAGGCCCCGAGACACATCGCCAAGGAGGGCTCCTTCGCCCGGGCGATCGCCAAGGAGGCCAACGAGTCGGTCGTGGGCATCACCACCTGGGACCAGGCGCAGGAGGACATCGACGGGAACCGCAAGATCCGCAACGGCGGCCTGACCGGCACGCGCGACGCGGAGATCGTGTCCGCGAGCATCCAGCCCCCGGACCCCAAGACGTACAAGGGCGGCGAGGAAAACCTCAACTACCTCCACGACCTGAAGCGGCACGAGTACATGCAGGCGTACCCCGAAGTGCTGGAGCGCCCGAGCGCGATGGCCGGGGAGCGTGCGACGATCACCGCCGGCGGACGGACCTACGTGGTGCTCGCCGGAGCGCGTGACGAGAAGACGTACACGCGAGTGCGCGAGGAGATCGTCAAGACGACTCGCCTCATCGACGGTCTGAACAGCATGGCGCAGCTCATCAAGAAGAAGGGCATCAGCGGCATCTTCACCGACGAGGGTGGCTTCAACATCCCGGGCCTCAACACGAGCGACCCGGCGACGCTGAAGAAGTTCAACAAGGCGATCACGCAGGCGATGAACTTCATCAAGACGCATGACCCGACCGCACGTATCTCCGACAAGGACTTGGAAGTCGGTGAGCGCGCAGCCGTGCCGTACCTCGGCAAGGGCGACGCCTTCCTCGACTTCATCCAGAGCCTCGACGGCAACCCGATGAACAACACGAAGCGCAAGCAGATTGAGCGGTTCCTCGGAGCACTCGCGGTCGAAGCCTCGAACACTCTCTTCTACGAGATCGAGAACGAGGTAGTCCCGAACTACAACGCACTGATCCAACAGAAGAAGATCTCCGACGAGATCACCGAGTTCACGCGGCAAGCCGCAGCGGAGTAAGATGGGCGACCCAAAGCGACAGTACACGGACGGGAAGAAGCAGTTCCTGATCACGGACCGCGAGGCCGCAGAGCTGAACAAGGGACGCCCGGCGTACCTCCCCCGCATCGCACCGGTGGACGACAGCGCGCGCGTCCGCTCTGTCTTCCGTAACGCGGACGGTGAGCTGGTCGACGAGCAGCTACCCTTCGATCAGGTGGAGCAGCGTGCGCGCATGGGCGAGAACGTCGTCGCGGACGCCACGTCGATCGAGCAGTCCCGCAAGGAGACCGAGCAGCGCGACCGTCTCGCGATGGCGGACGAAGAAGACTTCACCACCCTGGTGAACGCGGCGCTCCCCTTCGCGCAGAAGATGCAGAACCTCGCGGTCGGCGAGGACGCGGCCAACCAGGCCCGACAGGACTTGAACACCAACGTCGCGGCGAGCCTCGTGGGCAACCTCGCGGAGTTCGCCATCGGCGGGAAGGTCATCAGCACCGCAGCCAAGGGTCTCCTCGGAGCGGAGCGCGCAGCCAAGCTCGGCGTGCGCCTCGGCCTCAGCAAGGACAGCTCGAAGCTCGCCAAGGTCGCCAGTGTCGCCGGCACCGAGGCAGCGGTCGACACTCACTTCTACGTGCAGAACCAGCTCGACACGGGCGGGGAGTTCGAGGCGGAGGAGTGGGGACGTCAGGTCGGCACCGGGCTCCTCTTCGCGATGCCTTTCATCGGCGGCGCGGCAGGACGCGGCGTGGGCCAGGCGGTCCGCAAGGCGGTGGGGCAGAGCAACGCGCTCGGCACGCTGCGCACGGCGATCACCACGGGGGCTGTCCTTTCCGCCCCTGGTAGCATGCGCGCCGCAACGATGGCTCGCGGAGCAGCGGCCACCGGGCTCGTCGGGAAGTTCTTCCGACGCACGAAG